CGATCCGACACCATACTTGAGCTAGAGCAGTTGAACGACGGCAGCGGGGCAATCACTTCAGACAGGTCACGCGCTGCCACATCCACCATGTTCGCCACAATGGGGCGAGTAAACGGGCCATCCTCAGGGAACAGTTCAGGGAAAACCATCCCCATCTGTCCCGCACGGACCTGCTTAATGTCCCGCATACGCTGGTCGCGCGTGTTGTTCTGCACACGCAGACGGTTATAGAGGCCAGCAACCTCAGCAGTCGTGGTCAACGAGCCTCCTACAGTGTCACGAACATTCGGTTACGTTCAAACTCGTTCAAGTCCACCGTCGCCCGAGTGGAACGGTCGTAACGGGTGGCGAACGGATTGTTCACATGGGAGCGGGAAAAGTTCGTCATCGCCGCGATACGGTCACGGCACGCAAGTTCCGCGAACCACAACGCCATCACAATGTCAGTCTTCTGTGTCTTCGGGGCGGCAGGGTGCCAAATCAGCAACTGCTCCACCATTGCTTTCGCAGCCTCACTGATCGCCGTAGACGGCAACTCAATCAACTGGTGCTTGTCCTGCCAGCCATGCCACAACGTCGTCATAGAGGCGACACCGAAATCTACGTCATGCTTATTGGACCCAGTGAAATGTTCCCGCAAAATAGCGCCCGTACCAGCCAGGTACTCCCTAACTTCACGGTCCTGCGTCAACATAGACTGGAAGGCGTTCTTCTCCACACGCCACTCCACGACACCGTACTTAGTCGTCCACTCCCTGATCAGATCCCTGATCTGGTCCGGTGTCATCGCAGGCTTGTTCCAAATGTCCAGCACGTACCGTTTCTGTGTCGACGGATCCAAACCGATCACCACAGATGCTGTATGCCCCGCCATCGCCGGGTCCAAGCCAGCTACACATATCAGCCCATCCATCCCCTCAGGGCGGCAGTTCACCATGCCGCGAGGCATAAGCCCGGTCATGCGGTTGCCATTCACTGACGCACGCAACGCCTCAGCAGAAAAAATACCCTCGTCGGCTACCTGCTGCTGCTGATACACCAAAGCCCAGGCACGAGGGGAAACACGTGCCCTTTTCTTCGCAAGGCGCGGCCCATCCCACTTCGGGAACAGCCCATCGGCGTCAGGTTCCGCATCGCGGCCTTTCACACCCGGTTCAGGCTGATTGCTCCTGGGCCACAACGTCACCCAATCCTCAGGCGTATCGGCAGCATCCAACAACGCAGGCATCGCCAGATACGTCCACGGGCTGACCTCATCAGGATAGCGGCCCGGCTCCCTGACCTCCGAATACAGATCCTTGCTCGCCAGCCTGGTCCCCACCACCAGCAAAGCACCCTGGTTAGAGATACGGGAAATCACCTCAGACTGCAACCAGTCGATCTGCTTCTCAAACTCGTGCGCGTTCGTCAAATCCACGCAGTCATCCATGATGATCAAATCAGCACGAGCACCATAAATGTGACCACGGATACCCAGAGCCTGAACAGTCGGGTCTTTCTCACCCGAATCACGCGCATCATCCGAAATGTAGATCATGTTCTGATTCCACGCCTCAGCTTTAGAATCAAAACCACCCACAGGGGCATAGTTCGCGATCATCTCCGCATACTTCGGATGCGTCAGGCGCGTCTTGATCGCATACAGCATCTTCTTCGCCATATCCTGCGTCTTCGACACCACAATCACGCGAATATTCGGATCCATACAAATCCGGTACGTCACATAATTGATCGTCACGCTCGTGGTCTTCGCATGCTCAGGAGGCATATTCACAATCAGAAGATCCCGCTCACCCGGCTCATACGTCATCCCCGCATGACGCCAGCTAGGGTCATTCCCCTCAATCAGATCCACCACATTCTGCATGTGCGGAAACACCCGCGCATCCAAATACCTCTCAGAAAACTCTGAGAAAGGGATCTGCTCGCCCTTCACATGCTGCGCCCCCACGCGCATCTGCCGGATCCGGTCAGCATCCAAAGCAAACTGGCGATCCCTACGCCGCCACTCCTCATACGTCGTCCGAGTACGCCCAGCCATCCCAAGGGCATCATTAATCGTGCGACCCTCAGCATAAAACTCAAGAAAACGCTTCTTCGCCTCAGCAGGATTATCGTTCCGCTTCCTACCAGCAGAGCTAGCAGCCACGAAACACCCCTACCCTAAATAAAGGGACCACCCACAGGGGGGGTCCACAGAACATCCACAGCCTGTGGACAACGGCACCTATATTACTCCGGCGATCGTCCTCTCCCAGAGGACACACTACACCCGCCTATAACCTAAACCTGACAGAAATACTTACTGTCAGAAATACCTATAACGCGGCCCCCTGAAGGGGCCGCTTATAAAACCCTCTATATATATATCCCTGTCCAGACCCCACTTTTACGACACCTGAAACCAAAGAATTTACACAAATGTGATGCACCTCACATAAAAAAACGGACATACAGGTACAAACAGGCCAGCTACAAAGGGGCCAACAAGATTAAAATACCACACAGAATCAAAAGGGGATAGTATATATATATGTAGTATAACAAGTTTAAAACCCTGGGGTCATTCGTACATGTGTACGGTTAGGGTAGGCTAACCTAACCTCCTCATAGGTCGCCTAATCTTCAGACATACCCCCCCATAGGGGGCAGGCTAGGGGGGATAGGCGACCCTAACTCTATACTATAGGACACGGGTATAGGTATAGGTAAGGGTAGGCTACCCTTATGTCAGGACATAGGGCAGGCATAGCCTAACCTTGTTAGGCGGGAGACTATCCTACCTGTCGGTAACCTACGCTAGCGTAACCTACTGGCTAGTAACTTAGGGTAGCCTAACCTCCAGCTCTGTTACCTAATCGTTACCTGTTGAGCCTTGACATGGTGTGCCTATGGTGGGATAATGCCTAGCCTTTGGGATAGTTGAGGATTCAGCTATCTGGTGTCCTGGCTGTTATCTAATCGTTATCTGTCTGGCTTGACATGGGGGAGGTTATGCGATTAGATGGGGGTACAACATAAAAGGGAATGCATAGGGGATAGTCACCTACACCAAACCGGACGCCGGGGGTACATCACCTAACTAAGTGTTCCTAACGTGTTGACAGTAGTTCGAAAGTGTGCTTAGATAGACCCGTAAGGCAAGGCAAGGCTAGATCAGACTAGACGAGAGGAGATAGGTTATGTCTCGCGCTTCTAGCGCGAGTGTGTACGGCTCTTCATGGATCGACTTGGGACGTGTCCCTGCGCGGCGTAGCCGTCGTGCCTATGGGTTGCGTACCGCGTCGCATCCTGACGGGTGGGCACCTGCCGGTGCTCGTGCTCGTCGCCGCGCGCCTCGCGAGACTGTAGATGCTGACGGTATTCTGTCGCCGGTCACGGCTGACGACGATGCACCTGTCCGACGCTACGTCAGGACTGACTACGCTGCTGAACGTCACGCCGCGGGCGTGATCCGCATGGGGGATTTCTAGACGAGAGGACACTGGACATGGCAATGCGACTGTGCGACTCCTGCCACGAGGTGGCATGGGAGGACACGATGAACCGCGCCTTCGATGTGTGGTACTGCAAGGCTTGTGTGACCTGGCAGTCCACTACGTCGGGCACGGACAGGTACTAGACGAGAGGATAGGCGCATGTTCCGTACTTGCGACCGGTGTGGTCGGTTGATGCTTTCGGACAAGAATGGAAACTTCGGTAGGTGCGAGTGCAGACGAGACGAGACGAGAGGATAGACGCATGGCTAGGATAACGAACGCTGACATTGCTGACGCATTGGAGCGGCTGTACCGGGCACTGCATAGTATCGGTGCGGATGTCGGGCTAGAGCGGCACTTGGATCTACGTCAACCGTATGGTCAGGTGTGGTACGTGGTGTCCTACGACATCCATAAGCGGTGGGAGGTAGCCCACGACGTGCCGGGATTCCGAGGTTCGTCAGGAGGGTTCGCGTCTAAGCGTGAGGCGTATGACGCTATCTTGCAAAGTGCACGGACGTTGTTCGATCTGGCAGACATGAAGGAGAGTGTGTGATGGATGTGACGAGTGGCGAGTTTTGGTATGGCTTGGGTATCTTCCTGGCTATCATCCTGTCGCCTGCTGCTGTGGTGATGGTGGCGACGGGTTTGCACATGCTGTGGGAGAAGGCTTACTTTCGTGGCTACGATGAGGCTTGGGAGCGTGCGGTGCACGCGCAAGATAATGGGATGAGGTTGATCTAGCTTAGGGTCACCTAACTAGACTAGACGAGAGGATAGACGATGACACAAGGCATTTGGTCAGACGATGGGACACGGTTCGCTAGCAAGAAGGCTCTGTCTGAGTCTGTGAAAGCAGGCCAGATTGTGTTCCTTGAGGCTACGTCGATGTTTGGGAATGAGTATGATGGTGTGTTGGATCATGCACCTGATGGGACGTATTATGTTGTTGGTCCTGACCCTTACAAGTCGCGTAAGTGGTATGCTCAGGTGATCAAGCAGGGCAGCACGATCAAGGTCAAGTAGACGAGACAGGAGATGAGACATGACGTACACGAGGACGACGGTAGGCATAGACGATTACTTCCCTCCTTTGCCTGCGCTTGTGTCTGACCGGCGCTGGAATGGGTGGGCTGTGCCTTACTTCACGCTGGACACGGTGCGTGTGCTGGCTGAACTTGTTGAGCGTGACAGGATGGACGATGACGATCCTCAGGTGTTGGTGGATGGTGACACGGTGAGGCTTGTGCAACCTCGCACGCAGGGTGACTATCTGAACTATGGTGAGTGGCATGCTAGTCAGGTTGTTGAGCCTACGATGATTGATGGTGTGGCGCACTATAGTGTGGGTGGCATGGATTGGTGTTGGCATGAGGTAGACGAGACTGAGGAGGACTGATCATGGATAATGATCAAGTGTATGAGTTGAATGACCTGCTGGCTGCGTTCATGGATCGGCACGGTATGGCATACGACGACGACAGGCTGAATGAGGCTGTGTGGGCTGCTGCTGCTGCCATTGAGAGTGAGGACTGACATGCGTTGGATCATTGACCCTGGACAT